TGCTACTGGTGGAGTTAATGTAACAGGTGTGGTTACAGCATCATCATTCTCAGGAGATGGTTCAAGTCTAACTGGTATAGATGCAACAGTTGCTGGTATTAGCACTCTTGGAACATCTGGATTTCAAGATGTTGTAATTACAGGTGGTGCAACAATTGGTGTTGCCACAGTGAGCACAGCACTCTACATGCCACAATATACCACTACAGCAAGAGATGCTGCTACTTTTAATGAGGGTGCCATGATTTATAATACCACCACAAAGAAAATGGAGTTCTATAATGGAACTGCATGGACAAGCCTGCCAGGTGTCACACTGGGACTGGGCATGGGAGTCTTCTGATATGCGCTCTTTCAAGCAGTTTATATCAGAAACAGCAACATCATCTGCTACAAATAGTGTTGGAACTGATGGGTTTACAAATGACTCAAATCCATCAGGTCCTGTAGCTGGATTTGATAAAAAATTGTTTAGGGGTGATGAAGATCTTCTGTCACAAGACTATCAGACTGCTGCAGAGACTGGTGAGAACAGATATAGATTTTCAAACATATATCCTGTAATGAAAGTTACTCTTGGCAATAACATGGGTGATGGTCCATCTATTGACTCAATGGTTGCAGCATCAAAAGAATTTGTCAATAAGATGGAGCAAACATCCCATGATACAGTAAAAAAGTATTTTACAGAGTTTAAAGAAGAGTGGAGTAATAAATATAAAAAGAGTATTGACTGCTCTAATCCTAAGGGATTTTCTCAAAAAGCACATTGTGCTGGTAGGAAAAAGAGATCAAAATGAAGTGTAAACCAGGTTACTATTATTGTTACACTGATAAGAAGTGTAAAAAGATGCCAATGGGATATCACATTGGACGTGGTGGATATCTTGCCAAAGATGATAATGAAAGCAGTGAGAATGGCAAGAAAAATGGTAATGGTAAAAATGGTAATGGAAATGGCCAGTCAAATGGCAATGGTGGTGGTAATGGAAATGGAGGAGGAATGAGTGAGGCATCCAATCCTCGTATTCCCAGAAAATCAGGACAACCTGCAAATTCTAAAAAACACTCTGATCTCTACACTGATGAAAATCCAAAAGGCACCATTCATGGTCTTGGATTTAAAGATGTTGCTACTGCAAAAGCATCTGTAAGTAAAATTCGTAATTCATCAAGATCTCATGCTCATAAAATTCAGGCAGCTGTTGCCATGGAGCAAAGGGCAAGAGAGATGGGTAAAACTTCAGAGGCAGCAGTTTACAGAAAGTTCATCAATTCAATGAAGGAGAAGACTAAGAAAATGAATGAATCTCACATTGATGAAGATCTGAGAGATTGGTTTGGTAAATCTAAATCAAAAGATGGTAAACCTGGTTGGGTTCAAGCAGATGGATCTCCATGTGCAAATGAAAAAGGTGAAACAAAAACACCTAAGTGTTTCTCATCACAGAGATTAGCAAGTCTCAAAGCACAAGGTGCCAAGGGAAAAGCAAAAATTGCTGCAGCAGTCAGAAGAAAAAGAGAGCAGGATTCAGGTCAACAATCAAAGTCTGGAGGAGCTAAACCCACCATGGTTAAAACATTTGCTAATAAAGATGACTATAAGAAGCATCCTTCAGGAGATAGATCTGAATCAACAAACTATGATCATCTCTCACCTATCTCAAGAAAGATTCTTGAACAGATTGATGGTGAAAAAGAATTACAATACCTAGAAGAAAAAAATAAACCCACAAATCCATCACTGTGGTCAAGAGCAAAAGCACTGGCAAGATCTAAGTTTGATGTGTATCCATCTGCTTATGCTAATGGTTGGGCTGCCAAGTGGTATAAGAAAAGAGGTGGTGGATGGAAATCTGTAAGTGAAGAAGTAGTAGCAGAGCATCATCAGAAAGATAAGGATGGTAATACAATTCCACATGAAGAAGTTGAGGTTAGTGAAGCAAGAAAACCAGGTGAGTCTCCTAAAGAATATGCTGCTAGAATGACTAAAAAGTATTCTGGTGGTAAGTCAAAGACTTATGATCCTATGAAGGACAAGAACTTTGATCATGATAAAGCTGAAAGAACTCGCGGTTCTATGGAGGAGGAAGTTGTTGATGAGGCAGTAAGAATACCTGCTCAAACTGGGAATGTCTATGGTGTGGTATTCTCATGGAGAGCAAAGATGTATATGCTTAAATTGTTCTTTCCAGAAATTAGAAAACCAAAGAGAGATGAAGTTGAGGATGCCATTCGTAAACTCTACCCTGGTTCAACTCTAAGAAGCTTCAATCTCACACCATTCCAACCAGGTGACTCATATGTTCATGCTGGCATGGGTGAGGATGTGGAGGAAGACAGCCTGGGAAAGCTTGAGGAGGGCACACCTGCATGGCAAAGAAAAGCAGGTAAAGATCCCTCAGGTGGTTTGAATCAGAAAGGTGTGGATTCTTACAGAAGAGCAAATCCTGGTTCAAAACTACAGACAGCAGTGACCACAAAACCATCTAAATTAAAGAAAGGATCTAAAGATGCAAAGAGAAGAAAGTCTTTCTGTGCTAGAATGAAAGGCATGAAGAAGAGACTAACATCTGCTAAGACTGCAAGAGATCCAGATAGCAGAATCAATAAGTCATTAAGAAAGTGGAATTGTTGACATGATTATAAAAATTTTAGGTGAATCAACAACTATTAATGCAGGAACTGGTTCTTCTGTGCCTGCATCAGTCAATAGCAGTATTGGTGCTGCAGTGGGCGCAGAATATGTGATGATTCAGCACAGTCACTCATCAGATAGATTGGTTGAAATCAGAACAGGGGCAGGTGTCACATATGGAAGCGTTCATATGGCAGGGAAAGACCCAATTATTGTACATAAAGAAAGAACTGATTTACTTTACTCAAGTGCATCAGATGTTTATGCAACATCAGTAGTTTATCAGGGATAATATTTTTGATGAGTGATAATGTATATCTTGGTAATCCTAATCTAAAGAAAGCTAATACTGCTATTGAATTTTCTCAAGAGCAGATATTAGAATATGTCAAATGTAAAAATGATCCAGTCTATTTTTCACAAAATTATGTGAAAATTGTGAGTTTGGATGAAGGTCTTGTGCCTTTCAAACCATATGACTTCCAAGAAAAACTAATTAATAATTTCCATGAAAATAGATTTAACATCTGTAAAATGCCCAGACAAACTGGCAAAAGCACTACAGTTGTGTCTTATCTGCTTCATTATGCTGTCTTCAACGACTCTGTTAACATTGGCATACTCGCTAACAAAGCAGCAACTGCTAGAGAACTTCTAGGAAGATTACAAACTGCATATGAGAATCTACCAAAGTGGATGCAGCAGGGTATCATATCATGGAATAAGGGATCTCTTGAATTAGAAAATGGCAGTAAGATATTAGCAGCATCTACATCTGCAAGTGCTGTTAGAGGTATGTCTTTTAATATCCTTTTCCTTGATGAGTTTGCCTTTGTTCCTAATCACATTGCTGACTCCTTCTTTGCATCTGTTTATCCCACTATTACTTCTGGTAAAAACACAAAAGTAATCATAGTCTCAACACCTCATGGCATGAACCACTTCTACAGAATGTGGCATGATGCTGAGAATAGCACCAATGAATATGTCCCTACTGATGTTCACTGGTCAGAGGTTCCAGGAAGAGATGAGAAGTGGAAGAAACAAACTATTGCCAACACCTCAGAAGCACAGTTTAAAATTGAGTTTGAGTGTGAGTTCTTAGGATCTATTGACACTCTTGTTGCTCCAAGCAAACTTAAGACTCTTGTCTATGAAAATCCTCAGCAATCAAATGCAGGACTTGATGTATATGAACAAGTAAAAGAAGGTTGTGATTATGCTATCACAGTTGATGTGGCAAGGGGTGTTGGAGAAGATTACTCAGCATTTATAGTTGTTGATATCACTCAGTTTCCTCACAGAGTTGTAGCAAAATACAGGAACAATGACATCAAACCAATGTTGTTCCCAAATATCATTTATCAGATTGCTAAACAATATAATGAGGCTTTTATATTATGTGAAGTAAATGATATTGGTGACCAGGTCGCTAGTATTCTACAGTATGATCTTGAGTATCAAAATCTTCTCATGTGTTCTATGAGAGGTAGGGCAGGTCAGATTGTTGGACAAGGATTTTCTGGCAGCAAGACACAACTAGGTGTCAAGATGTCTAAAACTGTCAAAAAAGTTGGATCACTTAACCTAAAAACATTAATAGAAGAAGAAAAACTTATATTCAATGATTATGAAATCATATCTGAGTTGACAACATTTGTTTCAAAACATAATTCATTTGAGGCTGAGGAGGGATGTAATGATGACCTAGCAATGTGTCTTGTAATCTATGCATGGTTGGTAGCACAAGATTACTTCAAAGAATTGACAGATCAAGATGTCAGAAAAAGATTGTATGAAGAACAGAAAAATCAAATAGAACAGGACATGGCACCATTTGGATTCATAGATGATGGACTTGATACTACAAGTTTTGTGGATAAAGAAGGTGACAGATGGTACACTGATGAGTATGGCGATATGTCACACATGTGGGATTATAGATGATGGATATTGATGGTCAACTAAAATTAGGTCATTTACTTCTTAATGATAGAAAGTGTAGAACATGTGGGGAAATTAAAAATTTAGTGGATGGATTTTACAGAACAAGAAAAAACAGAGGTGCTGTGCCATCTTCATATTCATACGAATGTAAGGAGTGTACGATTAAAAGAATTACTGAGAAAAGGAAAGAAAATTATAATCCAGTTCCTAGGATAAAAGACGTATATCCTGACTGGTAGGTAGTTCACTCCATGTTTCCCCACTCAAAGTGCCATAATTTCTAAATAATTTTAGTAAAATTGAGAACTAAGGAGAAGAACATGGCAACTCCTCAATTGTCTCCTGGCGTACTAGTCAGAGAGCTTGACCTAACTGTAGGAAGAGTTGAAAATGTTGTCGATACTACTGGTGCTCTTGCTGGACCTTTTAGATTAGGTCCTGTAGAAGAACCAATTAGAATTACAAGTCAACAGCAGTATATTGATACTTTTGGAAAACCAATCTCTACTGATAGACAGTATGAGTATTGGATGGTTGGATCAGAATTCCTGTCATATGGTGGTGTTCTTTCAGTAACAAGAGTTGATGGAACAACACTGAATAATGCCAATGCTGGAACAGATGAAGCATCTTCTTCTTCTCTGAAGATCAAGAACTTTGATGACTATGAGGGTTCATACTCAGAATCAACTGAGTACTACTATGCTGCCAGAAATCCTGGTGCATGGGGAAATGGAATCAAAGTCTGTCAAATTGATGCTCAGGCAGACCAAAGACTGACTCTTAATACTGCTAATCCTGCTGGTGCTGGTGTCACTGTTGGTTATGGTGTAACCATGGCCATCAATACATCCATCCCTGGAACTGGTACAACTTCTGTTTTCACAGGATATCTGAAAGGAATTATTACTGGAGTAACAACAGTCACTGATGGTGGTAGTACAATTGATGTTAAAGTTATTTCAAGAGTTCATCAATCAGGAGCTGGCACAACTGTCACCAATGTGGACTATGAACCAAATAATCTTGGTGCATCATTCCCATCAACAGGAACAATCAGCATTGTAAATACAGGAACAGATGCTGCACCAACTGCCTCTGCCACAACTTCTGTGACTGCTCAGGTTGATTGGTATGATCAACAAACACTTGGATTAACAAATTCAACTGTTCTGTGGAAGAGCATTGCTCCAAGACCAAGAACAAGTAACTATGCTGCCACCAGAGGTGGAAGATTTGATACTCTCAATATTGCTATTGTTGATGACAATGGTGGTATTACAGGTTCTGAGGGAAATATACTTGAAAAGTATAATGGTGTATCTAAGGCAGCAGATGCCACATTTGATGCTGCAAATCCAGTGAGATCATACTATAAGAAGTACATCTCCAACAGTTCATCATATATTTTTGTAGGAGACAATCCTTCCACTGATGCTGACACATCACATGGGACAGTTCCAACACCACTTGGTTTCTCTACCAATTACACTGCAAATACACTAGGTGCTGGTGTGTGGGGACAAAATGCTGCATCAACAGTATTCTCTGGTCTTGGTGCTGTGACATACACAATGGCAGGTGGTGTAGATTATTCTGCCAGTGGTGGAATGAGTGCAACTCTTGGAAATCTTAAGACTGCATATGAGTTGTACAGCAATAAGGATGAACAATCTGTTGATTTCCTTTTAATGGGTCCAAGCTGCTCCACTGAACTTGAAACACAAGCAAAAGCAAATCTCCTAATTAATCTTGCCAATGCAAGAAAGGATTGTCTTGCTGTCATTTCACCACACAGAGCAAATGTTGTTAATGTCACAAGCAGCACAACACAAACAACAAATGTTGTAAGATTCTTCTCTGCTCTTACTTCTTCATCATTCGCAGTATTTGATTCTGGTTATAAGTATGTTTATGACAGATTTAATGATGAGTTTAGATATTTGCCATGTAATGGTG